AAGAGTGGAAGCAGGGTCGACACCAATATATATATTAACATATTCTTTCCTACCATCAAGATGTTTAATATACCACGAATCAGCTTGTTCATCAAATCTAAGGTTTCCTTGATAAAAACCATTTGTAATATCCTCCTCTTGAAATATTTCATCTTCGGGAGATTTAGCTTGATTCATATACTCTTGATAAAACTTAGCAGGAGTTCCCGAATCTATGTAGAATTGTTTTCTTTCTTCTAATTTTTTAAGTGGCCATCTAGAAGGCCATAATGGTTGGCCCGTATCTAATATAGCTTTATATGTTAATACATCCCAAGAATAATCTTCTCCCGTATTTTGAGCTTCTCTTGAGCCTTTTAACAATCCATTAAGAAAACTGTCATAATGAACTACAGTTCCATTACACCATAAAAAGCCACCTTTATCAAAATCAATCGCAGGATATACCGCAGCAGTTACCCAATCTTTAATCTGTTGTCTTGATTCGGGAGTTTTTGTATTTAACTCTGATTCAAAGTCATCAAGTATCATTCCTGTATATCTTGTAGATAACTGCTTTTTTCCTCTCAATCTTTGTGATGTACCTTTTGCAATCATTCTACATCCATTTTTTAGGATAATTTCATTTTTAGTCCATTTAGAACCCTCTAAATCTCCAAAGTAATAATGTATTGCAGGATTTTCCATAATATGGTTTGCTATCCACGCTAAGTTATCACAGGCTTGGTCTTGTGCCTCACCTATCCAACAAATAAATTCGGGAGAGTCTTTTTGTGCAAATAGGAATCTATGCAATACTGCAGTTGATGCTAATGTAGATTTTGCGTGGTCACGAGGTATAACAAGTGCTAATTGACTATTTTCTCTATCAACTAGCTTTTTACCCACTTCTATGTGGAAGGGGGGCGTCGCAGACGCCAAAAAATCTTGGGGTGAAAACAGCTTACCAAAGGCGATTAAGTCTTTATAGGCAATCTGTAGAACCTTTTCTTTTTCAGAAACACTACCATTAAGGTTCAGATTAGCCATTAATAATCTCTAAGCTCAAAATGTGGTAAGTCTTTAAAGTTTGTGTCCTTTACTTCGGTATTATCGTTCCAATCACCACCCCAACGAATAGGGATGCCCATTTGAGATGCTATACCTTTAACAAAACCCGAAAAGTAATACATTCTATCGGTGTCGTCCCAATCGATAGGATAAGGAACTACATCTACAGCATTGGAAGGACTAGCATTGTGGCGCCCGTTTGGGTACTTAACTTTACTTTTTCCTTCATCAAAATACTTATTTTGCTCTTCTTCACCTCTATGTCCTTGAATAACAGTACAATCAAAGTACTTAATTACTTCATTAAACAACTCTTGCAAGTCTTCATGGCATGTTTCAAGGTTTTTTCTTGACCTTCTTCCAAATCTAGGCATTATGTTTCTCCTCTTATATGTTCATTCCCCATTATAAAGATAACTTTATCATCAAAGTTAAACTCTGTGTTACAATAAGGACAAAGCCAGCCAATTACCTTATCAGATTCATCAACAAGGCCAACTCTTTTGCTTATATCGTTATTTAAATATAAGTCTTTTTCACAAACAGGACAATTATCTTTTATTTTACTCTTTTTTGTCCTGGTGACCGATAAGTTTTGTTTCTCCACCATTATTTAGCGCCTCCAATTGTTCAGGTGAGAACCCAGCCCACACTGTTAGTTGTTCTTTTTTCTGTTCTGTATCAAATAACCCAGATATTTTAGATAATGCATCTAATGAACGCAATTTATCAGTATCTCTCTCTGATAAATCTACAATATCTCTATATTTAGCTATTATCCACTCTGGAGTAACACCTTCTTCGGCTAAAACTTCTTTAATTTCTTCTTTAATCATCTTTTGAACATTTTCCTTTTTTAGTAATCTTTGAGTCTTATCCTTAATATACGATTCTTTTTTGGCATTTGGGTACACTTTTCTAAAAGATTCAATTGCATCAACACCTGAAGCAATATATCTAGCAAAAAGAGTTTCTTTTGCACTTAAATCGTTTTTCTTATAATCTTGAATTGCTTTATAGTTTCCAGAAAATGAATAGATATTCTCAGCAATTCCTTCATCTCCAAGCATTTTAACATTATTATTATTAATTGAAAACATTCCAAGAATAGTTCTTACATATTGAGTAGTACCAACGTGTCCTTTTTTAAGTATTTGGCATACATAGTCATCATCAGTCAGTACCCAATCACCCTCATTGGCAAGGCGCCAATCATAAACAAGAGGTTTATTAGGTTGAAAAGCTTCAAACTCTTTTATATTATCATAAACATAGTGTTGAATACTTTTGATAATTTTAAAATCCATATTTAAAATATAATCCTAAAATAAATATTTGACAAGTGTTTAAATTGTATTATATTACATCTCTCGCATATATGTAAATTGGTTGAAATCTTGTTCCGTATATGTTAAAAGGGTTAGAACAAGGGGAGGTAGCAAAGCCTAAACGCAAGTCGAAGATGAATAAGCGTGCTACAAAGTCAAAGCAGACAAAAATATAGTCATCCATTCTAATAAGTGCTTTATTATTAGATGTCCTTTCGGGCTCCGAAGAAACAAGGGCAGGACTACCTCTTACTTAGGTATAGGGGGTAGATAGTCTCTGTCCAATACCCACCAAAGAAACAAGTATAAACATAGTAACAAAGAAGATTAACAGCCAATTTCTAAAAAAAATTCCCAAAATAATTTACAAACTCCCTAAATTTGAAAAATAGTAATAGAATGAGTGTGATGGTTTTTTTGTGCAAATGCCACCCCCTTAATGCCCTCGGGGGCTATCCGAATTAGGTTGAAAATTTGGTTGTAATATATTTTTTATCCTACCCTCTTCAAAATAGATAGACATATCAAACGCAATCAAAAACGACCACGACAACACAATTTATATTTATAAGAAAAAACCCCAATCTATTAAATCGGGGCTTTTAAGGTAGGCTATAAGGTGGGCTATATCTTGCGAGGCTTACAAGATATTACTCATAATTATATATATTGTCGCTAACGTAAGTAATAAGTTAATCATCTCTTTATCCTTTATTATTATAGTTTATTACGTTTGACATACGTCTATTGTTTACTTCTCTTCTTAATGTTATTATATAGTATGTAGGTATTTGTTCCATCATACAAATCAACTCTAGTTGATTGTGTGGCCGAACTATGAGTATTTGTTATA